CTCTTTTGTTAAAGACTCAAAAAGAAAAGCGGTGTTTCTTTTCTTATTATGTTTAAGCTTTATTCTTTCCATTATTTTTGGACTCCAAACTTTCGATTAATTGACGAGTTTCACGCTCTATTCTAAATAGTTCAAATTCTTCTTCATTGTTATTATTTTGGTTTTCTTTTAAGAAATTACCAATTAACATTTCTAGATCTTGATCTTTTCTTACATTTTTGTCACTACCACTTGCAGTAAACCCACCACCAGAAGCTAAATGACTTCTTTTGTGAGCACCAAGATCTCTTTTATCGCCACCTCTAAATTTAGCTGGTGTGTACATTTTTCCTTTAGAAGCTGGTGTTGTTGTCAATGGTTTACCATCTCTTCTTCTTGATGGTGCTGCCAATAATGCACTACCGCCAGCCTCTCCTGCTGCTGGAGTTTCTGCTGCTGGGGCTTCTCCTCCTGCGGCTTCACCTGCCTCTGGGGTCGTGCCTCCTTCTGGAGTTGGTGCGCCGCCTTCTGGTGGTGTTTCTGCTCCCCCAGCTTCTGGTCCTCCAAGACCTCCTCCAAGGCCACCTAAGCCACCACCACCGCCGCCGCCTCCAGCAGCTTGTGGTTGTGCGCCAGCAGCTTCAAGTGATGCTGTAAATTTACGGTCATAGTATTGTTCTCTTTGAATACGCAAGAATTCTTCATCGGATAATCCAAAGATATGTTGAGCAATCCAACGTTTAGAGAAATACCCTTCAGTAGCTGCACCAGCAACATCAAATTTAGTTTTCCAATGTTCAAGCTCTTGTAATGCAGCAATCTTTGAAGGATTATTAAGAGAAAGTTTAAATGAAATTAAATCTGAACCTCTATATCCAAGAGTAAACAAATGAATAATACCAATCTTTTCTAGCTCAGCAATTGCAACTCTTTGAAGTCTTTGTATAGTTCTTGCAAAGCGAATATCTTTTTGTGCTAGGGTTGCTTTATCTTCTGTAGCTCCGTCACCTCTAATAAGATATGACATAGGAACTTTAAGAGCAGCAAAAAGCTTATCTCTAAGATATTTTACATCCTCAATAGCAGAAGCAAATTGACCACCTGGAAGTGACTCAATCTTATTGTTGTTTACGCCACCACGAACAGGAATGAAGTAATCTTCATCTACTGACATTGGATTATAACGTAAATCAACACGACCAGTATTTTGATCTACAATTTGATTACGTTTCATTGAAGTCATTGCACGTTGCATATATTGCTCAACTTCTTGTGGAGGAATATTGCCAACATCAATATAAAATACTTTTCTTTCTGGCGATCTTGTAATGCGATATGCCATCATTGCATCTTCAAGTAATGTAAGTTGTCTCCAGATTCTTCTTGCTGGATCTAAAACAGATGTGCCATATGGTGAATATTTATCGTTTCCAAGAATTCTAAAATGAGCTACTTGCCAGTTTTCAAATGTTAAACCGCCAGAGTTCCATTGGAATTGAACGTAATTTGGATTTGTTGGATCTTTACCTTCCATTCTTTCAATTTGATTTGCAGGAAGACCAATAGCAGATTTAATACCTAATGTTTCATCAATGTCTAAATACAAAAAGTGATCGCCATATTTACACATATTGCGACACCAATTAAATAAATTAGAATCAAGATTTAATGTTTTATTAAATAAAGTATGCAATACAGATTTTATTTCTTCATTTGCACATTTAATATTTAACATACTATTAAGTTCGTTAGATGTTGTCATTTCATCTGCATAAATATCAAGAGCAGATGCAATCTCTGGCATGTATTCCATTTGATCAAAATCAATATACCTATCGGCTCGATTTTGATTTGACATCATTTTAGATGAGAAATTTTCGTATGGATTATAAGCAGATTTTTTAAATTCTAAACCACTAGCAGATGTAAACTTCTGACCAAATTTATCCATTTGGTTTCGTCTATATCTACTTTGTACTGGTTGATTGTAGTTTACAATTGGACCAGAAAACAGTTTAGTAAGTCTCTTAAACAATTCAGAGTCTTGATTTTTAGTATTCTTAAATTTTTGATCTGCCATTTTTATCCTTTATAAACCCAGAAGAACTGCTCATATTGTAGTTTTGCTTCATTTCTGGAAGTAGTTAAATCTTTGTTATAGCCTTGCATACCAGGAATTTTTGTATCCATCATTGTATTACTTTTTATAAAACTTGTCAACATTGCTTTCTTATATTCCAAATCTCTTTGATTGGTTTCAAACACTGTATCTTTAACCCAACAAGCAATTGCTAATGACATAACTAAATCGTCGTTGTATCCCTGCATTGCTTGGGCACGACCATAAGACCAAATAAATGTATCTAATTCATTAATTGTTCTACTTGAATTTAATTTTAATGTTTTATTTCTTATATATTCTTCAAGTTTAGAAACAATTAATGGTCTTGTTTTATGTGATGTTGTAAAGCCAGGAACAGTATTTGTTGAGCCTTCTGCTGTTATTTGATCAACATATTCTGCTGATCCTTTTGTAGAAAAGTAAACATTTGGATAACCAGCAGCAAGTATTTTCTCTATAACTGAAAAACCAAGATTATTATTTTCTACAATCACCATACAATTGCCATAATCTTTCCCAGCAGACATTATCATTTGAGAAAAATCTTCAGTAGATAATTTTCCTTGATATTCTGCAACAACTTCAATAGTATCTATATTTAGTACGTGAAATACTGAATTATCTTTACCATCACCTCTTGCAACGTCTGCTACCAAAATGTAAGAATGCTCTGAACGCATTTCTTTCCAAATCCAATAATTTCTATCTACACCAGCTCTATGCTTTGGCTCTATTGTGTTGCTATGTAAATATTCTAAATCATCAGAGGAAATAACAGTTTCACCAGAAGCATTAAAAGAGCACTCGTATTCTTGAGCAATTTCTCTTTTTGACATATTTCTGGTTTCTTTTTCAAACCAAGTTTGATCTCTATCTGGGTGTACAGACCAATGAAGTTTTATTGGATGAAATTCATTCTCTTCTGACTCTGCACCAACATAAGTTTGATGAAACCAGTTACCTACACCGTTTGGAGTTGAAATTGCAATACAACGACCACCAGTAGCCATAGTAGGATAAAGACCTGTCCATAAGTCATTCATACCTTCAATGAATGCCGCCTCGTCAAGTACTAATAAAGAAAGAGCCTCAGAACGACCAGCATCACCAGAAGTCGTTGAGGCTTTAATTTGTGAGCCATTAGAAAGCTCAAATGAATTTCTATTGTCTATAGTTACGTTAGCAATAACTAACCACTCTGGTAAGCTCTTGATTATATACTTAACTTTCTTTACTAAGTTTGCTGCTGATAAAAGTTTTGTTGCTAATACCAATACATTTTTATCACGGTGAAACAACATAAGCCAAGCAATGTAACCAGCTACAACTGTTGAAAGTCCTAGCTGTCTTGCTTTTAAAATTATGTTAAATCTGTAATCTTTAAAATCTTTTAATACTTCATCTTGAAAATTATAAGTCCTAAAAGGTATTGGGCCTCTTTGTGGATGTGAAATTCTAGCATAAGTATTAATAAAATAAATGGGGTCTTTACCGCACTTTAAGATTTCAGATTGTATTTCCTGTTTTGTGGGACGGTAAACTGCCATTTCATTTTAATCTTTTTTCTTTTCGTCTTTTCTTGTGACGTTAGAAGGTTTTTTAGCTTTTTCTCTTCCCATAGAAAGAAACTTTTTTGTAATGTCTCTTGTAGTATCTTCGGAAGGGGAACCAACTGGTAATACAGATTTGTCTAATGATGTAATTTCAAATTCTTGATACATAGAAAGATCTGTTCTTGTTCTTGAAATTGGTTGAACAAATATATCTACTTCATCAATTGGTTTTAATGAAAGTGTATTACCTGTTATTGTTTTATATTCTTTCTTTAAAAATTTAACAATATCCGCCATTACACCTTCCATTTCAGATTCAAACTTACGACCTTTATGAATTTCTTTCATAGAGATTTCACTTTGGTAAGTTACACAAAGTTTGTTTCCTTTAAACTTAACTTTAAACCCATCAATAACTCTTGAATCAAGAATTGGGTCACCCTCTTCTCTGCGGAGTCCTATTTTTTTTTCTTCACCAGTAGCGTGATATTTAGCAATATGCGAACCATCATAAGCATTTGCTGCTGCTTGTGCGATGCCTTGAATTATTTCAAGAGTAGTAGCCATTATACAGTACCTCTTACTTTATCGTATTTAAGTGCATGATAAACAGAACCAACGTCTTTTTCCATTTGAGAAACTTTTGATTGCATCCATTCTGGGAGATTTTCGCCGTCTTGTATCATATCGTGTAATTTAAGTGCATACTCACCAATTTTAAAAAGTTGGCTTTTTGTCATATAACCTTCGTAATCTAATTCTTGGTCTTGGCCTTGAACAGTTTCATCGTAGCCCATTGGAATTTCATCATGCATTTCCAAAAGCATTTCACGTTCCCATTCTTCTTTAATTATTTGTTTAAGCTCTTCACGACTTACTGTTATTTTCATTTGGCCTCCATCCTGTTTTCCATCTTTCCTCTCTTCCCTCAACCCATTGAATGTAACATTTTTTACAACATTCAAAACGATTCATATATAAATCATCATTGAGATCAAAAGAATAAATGTGACAAACTGGACAACTTCTTTTGCTGTCTTTATTAAGTAGTTTT